GAAATGGTGCATGTATGCTTTGAGTAGTAATAGTTAATGTAGATCCTTTAAATTCACCATTATAAAATTCATCTTGTGAATTATGAATTACATTTACAGATCCAGAAGCATTTTGGATTGATTCACTCCAACTTTGTGTTAAATTAAATATGTTAGAGCCGGATGGGGCAAAAGCAGTTCCATTAAACATTTCAAATACTCCTGCAGTACCTCCATCAAAATTTTCTACTGTACCCTTATTATAGTCGTTCCATTGTGGAGCTATTGTTCCAGATATTGTAAGATCTTTAGTTATAATAGGTTCATTCCAAATAATAGAGCCACTTTTTGCATATTTAGCTATAATAGAATTAGTATCAACTTGTGGTTGAGGATATTTATTTCTTTCTAAAATATGTTGTTTAATTACAATTCCAGAAGCAAGACTTGTACGAGCAGGTACAAAATCTTTTATCATTTTAAATAATGAATTGTCAAAAAATTTAATTAAACGAACAAAATCAACTAAATTATAATTTTTAGTATATTTTTGAAAATATGAATCTCTTAAAGCATCTAAAGATGGATATGATTCAGCGGAGGACGAACGTAGTCTTGGATCTCCAATGTATTCTCCTATATTAAAATATCCGAGAGAGGAATTAATATCATCATTTACTTCATCTTGTGGTGAAAATGCTACCTCAAGTAAATTTGTATTTGCTGTATAACTTTGAGATATATTAGCTTGTTGGGATAAAGACATGAATGGTGATAAAACATCTCCACCAGGGATTACATTATTTTCAACTCTAATTTTATCAGCAATTGCATTTTTAATTCCCACTACTGGTTGATCGTAATAAAAATATTCTGTATTTTTTACAAATGTAGGTGTTGAATTAAAAGAAGCAGTGCTGTTAGAGGCAAAAGAGGAAGTAGTAATCCATGAACCTGTAACTTTTGGGTGGATTGAATTTGATCCTGTATATAATTCTCCTCCTAAAGGTAATCTAAATGCTAATTGATCTGCTCCAAAATTTATAGAGTTTCCTTCAATTGAGGAGGGATTCATTACAAAATCTCTAAATACACTTTCACTTATAGGTTTACTGTAGTATCTAATTTCTTGAAAAGATCCAGAAAATTTATTGTATATTTTAGTATTTATAGTACTTGAACCAGAACCAAAAAGTGCTCGTGTAGTAGAAGTAAATAAAGCATCATTAGCTGTAACTGAGGAGGAAATAATAAATCCAATAGAGGTTCCATTTTCACCACCATCGTACATTTTATTTCCTGAGTATAATTCAAAACTAGTTGATGCTCCAGTTCCTGTTCTTTTAACCATTACTGACCACCAGTCTCCATTAAAGAATGGTAGGTAAACACTTGATGAAAGAGTTGGTTGACTAAATAAATTAGGGTAAAAATCTAAATAGGCATATTGGTAGTAAGGATCAATAATTGAACCACTATAAGAGCTAGAAGGGGGAAATACCGTAGAATAAGCTGACCCTGTATAACGAAGAGTCATAGCAGATTCAGCAGAAGAAATTGCAGAACTAAGGGTAAATAAACTTTGAGAGTAGGGGATTGATGAAGTAGGTAAACTATTAGTTTTAAACCTAAACATTACTGTTTCAGGTTTATTAGAGTTTGCCCCCCAAGATGAATTTAGAACAAAACTAGAGGAAATAAAATTATTTCCATTTTGTTTATAAGCATAATTAAATTCATTTTGCCAATAATCCCAATCATTTGTATTTATTTTATCTTTTCCTCCATATTCATTAATCCTTAATATTGTATCAGGAATACCATATGAGGTAATAAGTGCACGCAAACCCGGCAATGTACCTTTTGTTTGCAATAGGTATGGCAAATTATGGTATATGCGTTTATATAACGATTTATTAACGTCATCTAACGGTAAATAATCATTTGAAGCAGATATTTTTGTATTAATATACTCATATCCACTAGGGGTAGGTAAAGATCCTGTTATATTTGGAAATGGAAATAAACCACCTCCAGGTGTTAAACCTAAAAATGCGGTATATAAATCCTCGTTTGAAAAATTATTTTGATATAATTTAATTCCAAAATCCCTAATTGCATCCGCTACTATATCTTTTGAAATACCATTTTCTAAACGGTTATCAGCATTATATTTTTGTGTAACATCTTTATAATATATCCAAATATTATCGTAATGTTGTCCTACCATTTCAATAAATAATTGATATGGATCATTTGCAGGATCTTCCCTTAAATATTCTGGGATAGTATAAAATAGATTATTTTGGTTTAAATTATCGTAGATAGAAGCTGTAAGGAGTATTCCTCCATAATATGCATTATTTTCATCCGCACTTCCTAACCATGTTAAAACTGTTGGGCTTGTAGAAGAGTATAAGGTATATGGGGGAGTTGAATTGGTTTTTGGATAGGCTAAAGACTCACTTGAATAATATAAATAATAATCATAGCCATCAAAATTAGTTATAATGTTATTTATTTTAGATTCATATATAGCTTTACTAGCACTTGGGTTATTATTTGTAGTATTATTTAAAATTGCAATAGAAGATGAATAACTTTCTATTAAACCAACTTTATAATAAAAATTTTCAATTCTTGATTGAACTGAACTAAAGTGAATAAAATTAGAAAAGTCTGAATAGTCAACATTTATGTCTATTTCTTTTTCCTCAAGTAAACTATTTAGTTGATTCGCAGAACTAGTTAAAGATGTTAAAACTAAATCAGCATATGATAACTCTAATGATGAATTGTTAACTTGATCCTTTAAATCTAAATTAAAATTAGGTCCCCCAATACTAACAGTATCTGTAAATATTATAGGAATATCTTCAAAGGTAACTTTATAAGCTACAGGTTCTTCTACAACAGTTACAACCCACAATGTAGAATTTATATCAAATTCATCCGGAAGGGATTCATATAATTTAATTAATACTGTTGGGTTAGTTGGATCTTGATTATCTAATGAAATGTTATTAGATATAAATAAATTATTATCCCCAAAATTTAAATAAAAATCTAAAAAATATGGACTATTTTCTCGTTCTTGTATAAAAATATTAGTTTGTTCAACTACATCAATTTCAGTTAAAGAAGTACTATCTAATCTAATTTCAGTTCTATCAGATGATATTTCAGTAATATAAAGTTGTTGTAATTCAGAACCAATTTGTTTATTTAAAATATTAAAATATGTAATATATTCACCTTGATCATATCCTGAATTGATAAGAGATTTTTCAGGATCTATTTCTATTTGAGATAAAGAATTATCAGTTCCCGCAGATTGACCATCATTTAATACTGTGTATTCTGAGAATGAATAATCTGTTGAAAGTAAATTTTTATTATTATCGTATATAAAATATTCAATATAACTATTTGATGTTAAAGATGTATCAATATCAAATTGAGAAAGTAAAGATGTATCACTCCCCCCATATGTTTGAGAAGTAAAATCTTGAGTATCTATTTGAGTAATTTCTGCAGCCATTATTGTGGGGTGGATATGGTTGTTCCTGTTTGTAATTCTATATTTTGTTTTTGAGCATCAAGTAATTCTTCTCTTAATTGAGCAATTTCTTCTTGTAAAGCTTCTATTTCTTCTTGATTAGCATCAAAATTAATATATTCACTACTTTTTGTAATTAAATATTCATGTGAATTAATTTCACCTAATTCAGGAATATCGTAAAATAAATCATTATACATACTAAAAAATTGATCTGTAGTAGGTTGATTATTAATTGTTTCTTGGATTGATTGAACTCCTAACTGAGTGAAGGATGTATTTATTACTTTAGTATATTGTCCTTTATCATATACTTGTTTATTAAACTTTATATTTTCACTCATCCGTTTATAACTTTAAAATAATAATTATCATCAAATATTAATGTTGAACCATTAATTATAGTTTTAATTAAAATTTTATAATATCTTTCTGGTTCAAGGCCACTCATATAAACACTAAAATAGTTTCCTGTTGAATTAGAACTAATTTGGGTGTATTGATTATCGAAGTTAACAACAAATTCATTGGTAGCCAAGTCTTTTATGGCATAATATGAAGAAGTAGGTAAATAATTTAAATTTGTAAATAATGAAGAAGTTTGATATGTACGATTTGGGTATAAAGGACTTACATTTAGGTTAAATTTATTTATACTTGTTGGGTAAAATACACCAGAATTTTGAGAAAGAGACATTTTGATGTCTGAAGTAGTTACTATACTTCCGGTTAGTGATCCTGTTAATACAGATTGATAATCTCTCCATCTAAATTCTAAACATGGGGGATAAATTGTATTTGTATCAACACTATAGTATTTAAATTGAGGTTGGATGTATTTGCTTGGATTAAATTCTTGAGATCCTGTTAATTTTACTATAAATCCATAATTAGGAATTAGTGAACTTGACCAAGCATTAACTGTAGTAGTTACAATTACTTCTATATCTTTTTCGTTACGCAATTCAAAAGATTGAGATGCAATAAAATTAGATCCTGTAAACCAATTACCACCACCTTGGGAAGAATATGTTGAATTATATGAACCTGTATAGCCATATAAACCTATAGAGCCAACCATAGACCAAACTCCAGAGCCGCTATAATTAGAGTATGCCCACGATGAACCATCTTCAACGATTGGAGAATCTAAAGTATATCCTGTTCCGTTATTCCAAGATTGGGCTATTGGGAGAATTTGTAATAATGTATTTTGATTTAATCCTTGAGCTTCTGCTATAAAATTTTTAAAATATACATCATATGTGCTTCCAGATATTTTATTAGTAATAATATCTGTAATTTCATTTGTATCAAATTTTACTAAATATCTAGCTACATCTGGGGTTCCACTAATATCTAGTTTATTAGATGCTTCTAAGATAGCATCTAACCCTGTATTCATGGTAGGATATAAGGAATATAATGTAGCGTCTTGGGTAGGGAATATTTTATATATAGCCATTAATATATTTTATTATAAATATAGCATTATAAAGGAACTACTTTACCTTTTATATCTTGGTTAGGATATTTTAACTCAAATATGCTAGGGTCTAATGAAGGATAAATTACTTGGTTTTGAGTAGCTCCCTCTATGTCATAAGCATATTGTGAATATCCTGTTGAAGTTCCTGCTTTATTTACAACAGATATAGTTTTTATTGTTTGAACGCCTTTAATTTTATCAAGTAAAATAAATAAATCTCGTATCATAATTGGTTGATTTAATTGCCATTTATCAATTAAAAAATATGATTGTATTGATGATATACAAGACAATAAAACTTCATTATTATTATATTCAGGTAATACTATAATTTCAAAATTTACTCCAATATTGATAATATATGCATCTCTAATCTCTATGTTGTCTCCAATCATTCTATATTGAGATAAATAGGTTCTTAAATTATTTTTTAAAGTTGTATTAGCATAATCTAATTGTCCAGAAGAATTTAAAGATAAAACATATAAACTTAAAGTTTCAATTGTTGATACTTGATTATCTGTTAATTTAGGTTGTTCAATATATGCTTTTGAAACTGCTCCATATTCAGAGGGCATACTTAAAGCTCTAACTAAATAATCATCTGCGGTAACTGAACGTTTTTGAGAGGCAACTAGTGCTAGTGTATTTTGACGTATCTCCTCTAATGTATCTCCTCCTCTTCCACCAGTTGCAGCTATTGGATTAGATGTTGAAAGTGATGCAAATATATAATTTGCAGTTGTTGCATTTAAATTAGAGTTGTTAAATCTAGTATTACCTGTATTTAAATTGGTTAAAGAATTTGCTGTAATATTTGAATTTACTCCACCACCCGTTAAATATCTAACTGTTAATGTTGTATTAGCAGGTGAAATCCCATATGTTCCGGTATATAAAAAGTTAAGTGGAGAAAATGCTGTAGTTAATTTATCTTTTTTAAAAGGTAATCCAATACCTACATTATTAGGATTTGGAGTAATTTCTTCAGTTGTATCACTTGGTGAACCTGCTCCAAATTGTATTTGTAAATTTGATAAAGATGTAAATCGAGTAGCAAATCTTCTTGCAACTTTTTTTAATTTTAACAAAAATGGAGTATTATCTATTTTATTTGGATCATTAATATTAGTATTTTTTATTGAATCAAATACCATTTCTTGTCCTAAATGATCTACTTCATACCATATATTACCATCAGAATCAGTAATGTCTAATATTTTTACAATATTGTTAGCTTGTATGTTTATAGTTGCAAATTGTTGAGGTGCTCCAAAACTAAAACTGGTTGTGTTAATAGTAGATGAAATAGCATTTCTACTCTTTTTTAAGAGAAAATATTGTGGTATATTTCCCGATATTTGATATACAGAAACTTCTGTTGGGTCTAATGAACTTGAAACGGAAAAATCAATTTTATCCTGAGTTATAAATGAAGAACCATTTTGGGAAGTAATAGTAGTATTTTCATTGATTGTAATAGTATAACTATAGTCAGGAACATAATTACCAGTGCCATCATTAATTGAAGGTAATTGTTGATAAAAATCAACACTAGTTTGGGCAACTCCTGTTGTTTTTGGCCTATAACCAAACATATATGCTAATTCAAATACATTATTTGTTTGTTGAGCATATTGAATAAATGTTTCTTGAAATTGGTTATCTAAATAGAAACTTAAAACATCTCCCACATAAGAAGATTGTTCCATAAACATCATACCCGGGGAGGTTGATGAGAAGTCGTTATATGTTGCGGGAAAATATGTTTGAGAAAATTCTATTAATCTTGATCTAAAGGATTCAAAATCACGATTAATATATTTTATATCTCTATTAGTTTTAGCCATTTTTTAAAATTGAAAAGTTAAGTTATCATTGATATTAGAATTAGCAATAGAATATTTTAATTGGACTACTACTGAGTTTTCATCATCTCTTTTAAGTACATCTAATGAGTTAATTATAACATTTGGAAAATATGTTTCTAATTTTAAACTTACATTTTCTTTTAATCCATCTAATGAATTCTCTGAAATTTGTTGGAAGATAAAAGCTCTTAAACCACCTCCAAAAGTAGGGTTTAATGGGATTTCTCCAGGATTAGTTAAAAAATAGTTAATTAAATTGTTTTTTATAGCGTCGGATGTTAAATAATTTGGGGTAAAAACAGAAGGTCCACTAAATGGTAGATTTACTCCAACTGCAAGATTTGGATTTAAATCAATCGGATTTATTAATTGTGGATTAAATGCCATTATTTACTATTTAAAAGACCCATTATTTGTTCCATACCTAATTCTCCAGCTCCTAAACTTCCGTTTACAGGATCACCCATTTGTGGGGTAAAAGATTGAGCGTTTTGAGAATTAAAACTTAAAGCTGTTTCTCCTAATACCTCAGCATATTTTGATCTAAAATCTATTTGTGGTGGTGCATAAGAGGGATTAGGGGAAGAAGGAGGAGTGTAAGATTCTCTTACTATTTGTTTAGAAGATTTTACTGCTTCCAATAGAATATCCTTTAATTCTTCTTGAATTGCTTCTCTTACGGCTTCTTTAATTAATTTTTTAAAATCTGTACTTTTCATATGTTTATAAATATAGGGTTAATCTGCTCTTAAATCATTTGTTTGAATATAAAATACAAGTTCATCTATTAGTATTTGATCAATTGAACTAAATGACCATTCTCCTGTTAACATTACTACACCTTGTTTATTTGTAGCTGTAGCTCTTCTACGTTTTATAGATAATGTTGATGATTGTGGTTCTGTTTCAACACCCATTGTAAATCCATTTACATCTGTAACTATTGGAGATTCTTGATTTGATTCGTCAGTAGTAATTGCTGTTAATTCTGCAGAAATTTGTTCTTGATTAGCATCAGGATAACAATGTTGAACTAAATTATCTAAAACATTTAAATATTGAAGTGCTTGAGCAATTACTGATTTTAGTAAGGTTAAGGGGGAAGTTAAATTGTCTATTTTTCCTTGTTCACCTTTTATTTGATTTTTTAATAAATTAATTACATCTCCTGATTTATTAA